GCAGCGGAAAGCTGGCCTTGATGCCATCACCCGGTATTTCCGCCGCCGTCGTCAGCGCGGTCCAGTCGCGCTGGTCGTAGGCGATGCGCTGCGCCATCTCGTTGGCGAGCGCCACCATCTCCTGCATGGTGCGGTTGCCGGTGATGTTGGAAAATATCGACTGCGGCACCGCCACACCGACGGTGGCGCAGACGTCCCTGATCACCGACAACAGCGTCATGACAGCACTCCAACCAAGATGACCACCACGACCAGCAGCACGATGATGCCGACGGCAACGAGATGCTGCGGTCTGGTGGCCCACATCGTCATGCGACCGCTTTCTCGGGCCGGCAGGTCTCGGCCAGCTTGGCGAGCTGGTTACGGTTCAGCGCGCCGAGCGGGGCTTGGCCTGAGTTGACGGTGATGTACTCGCGTAGCTGCTCGAGCGTCATCTCCTTGAACTCAGAGCGGCGTCGATCGTCGTTGGCTTTCTTGAACTTGAGATCCTCTTCGAGGATGGCGTTGCGCGCCCGCAGGGCGTCGAGCTCGGCCTGCATCTGCAGGTTCGGCGCGCCGCGCTTGGTCTCTTCGAGATAGGCCACCGCGGCGTTCTTCCACTCCCGCCCGCCTTGGCCGAGGTTCTTCAGCTCGGGCCCGTCGATCGCCGCCAAGGCTTCGACCGTGTAGACGTTCTGGGCGCGCAGCTCGGCGCGCTTGGCTTCGCTTAGGAACGGCACCAGCGCCAGCGGCGTGCCGCTCTTGGTCTGCTGCGCCTTGGCCTTGAACTGCTGGTACTGATGGCGAAACCGTTCGGCGTAGGTCTGCTTGACTTGCTCGCCGGTCTCGGCATCGACCACCCAGCGAGTGAACTCGGTGGCGGGATAGGTTCCGACATCGCGCGAGCCGGGCTTGCGGATCTCGCACATCTCGACGTCGTCGTAGATCGCTCGGCCCTCTTTCAGGGTCTTGCCTTGGTTCAGCATCGCCACGTTTTTGAAAACAGCGACGAGCAGTTCATCGGGATCACGTTGAGGCATAGATCGTCCTTCCTTTGTATGAAGAGGGCCGGGGCCACGTTTCGTGGAAGGAAGGCTTTTAACCTACACGTTGGCGACCCCGGTAACCCTTGCGCCGCCGGTGACAGAGACGGCGCAAGCTCTGGTTGTTAGGCCGCTGGGTTACTGTCGTACAATCTCCAATTGAACATTGGATTGACGACTGTGAGTTCTCCCATCCACCCAATAAATTGAGCGATCGCGTCCTTGTCTATAGGCATCATCCCATCACCGTCGAACAACTTGTCGAAGTTGCGCTGCGGGTGATAGCGGATCCTGAGCGTGTCAGTGTTGATACCGAAGGTTGTATTGGCCGGCATGTTGGATCCGATGCCGCCGTCGAGCACGATCTCGGCCCGTTTTCCGCCGCCGATATACTCCAGCGCCGAGAAGCCGAGCGAGCCGAGCGAGGTGTTGCTGGTCTGGCGCTGGATCGCAACGGTGGCGGCGTCATACGCCGCGTAGTGCTCCGGCGACATGATCAACAGATCCGCGTAGTCGCGGCCGCGGGACTGCTTCATCATCGCGTAGTTCAACATCGGACGGATGGTGGTCGAGCTGACCTGCGTGCCGAACGGCGCCAGCGTCACGGTGCCGGCGGTGCCGTGCGGGTCGAACGTCACCGTGCGCCAGATCGTGGCGGTGGCGCGATCGATGCCGCCATAGACGCCGGTGTTGGGCGTCACCGGGATCGCGGTGGCCAACCCGGTGAGCTGCTTGCCGCCGTTGGCGGTGCCGTCACCGTACAGCGCGGTGTCCATGCTGTCCTCAAGCGCGCGCTCGGCCGCCGAGATGTAGCTGTCGTAGACGTCCATGATCTGGGCGTCGCCTTGGTTGTTGAGGATCTCTTGGTAGGACAGCACGACGGGGACCACACACATCTTGGGATCCCAGAAAGCGTCGTTGAACAGATCGATCGCGGGGTTCAACAGCTGGTCATAACCGCTGTACCACTGCACGACTTGCTTGCCGATCTGCAGGGTCTCGCGGATCTTGGGGCCACTGTAGGTTTTCCAGAGACCCTTGCGCTTCAGGACAGCGAGCAGCGCATTATTGTTGCTCACCAGATCTTGGTAGCCGGAGCTACGGTCTTCCAGCGCCATTGACAGCACCTGCTGATAGGCGGCGGCCGTGGTAATGTTGGGCATTGTTTCTCCATCGGGGTTCAGACGTTCACGGCGACACGCCGTTGCCGAAGGACCGGAAGGCCTTCTGCACGGCTTCGGATACGGATCCGCTCGGTTCTTTGTGACGCTTGGATGCCGCGTTTGAGGCGGTCACATCGCTCGGTGCGCCTGAGATCGATCGGTCGGTCGTGGTTCGGGTCTGAGCCGATGGGTTGCGGGTCTGAGCCGCATGGGTCGCCGGATACAGTAGCTCCGCCCGGCGGTAGGCGGTTTCCAAGTCATAGCCGGTGGCAATTTCTTGCTTGATCGCCTCGGCCAGTTCGTCGAACCGCGGGTGCCGGCCGTCGTCGGCGAAGGCGTCGATCTGCGCCCGCGTGTACTGGAACTGGCGTTCAGTATGCAGTTGTTGCAGGTGGCTTTTCAAGCCGTTTATTTCTTGGTGTAAGGCGCCGATCTGCTGGCTTGCGGCCTGCTGCTGGTTGCCCTGCTTCATCTGCGCCAGCTGCTCGGGTGACTGGCTCAGCACGGTATAGGCGACGTCGCGCAGGTCGAGCGGCCGACCTGTCTGGGGATCCTTCAGGCCCATGTTGTGCACGATCAGGTCGAGGCCGCCCAACAGGTCTGAGCGCAGCTTGTGTTCCATGGTGACGTAGTTATTGAGCGCCCGGTCGAGCGTGGTGCCTTGGCTCTGCGCGAGCTGGTGGAAGCCGCGCAGAGGTTTGAAGGCCTCGTGGTCGGCACGGTAAAACTGGTATGCGCGGCTAAATTCCTCATTCATGCGGTGAATTTCGCCCCGGACACTCTCGGGTGCGGCCGCCCAGTCACGCTTGGCGTGCTCGGCCATCCGCGGCGGCGGGTCACGGAACGGGCTGTTCTCGGGAAGGGTACGAACGGAACTCGGCTCTTGGGTTCCGTCCATACCCTTCGCGGGCTGGGTTTGTTCCTCTACGGAATTAGATTTCGTAGGCTGGCGCGGCGCAAAAGTGCCGCGCTCGCTGCGCGGCTGCGGCTGGCCTTGGTCGTCGGGGCGCTTCTTCAGGTTCAGCTTCGGGGTCTCTTCCGGCGGCTGGTTGTGCCCTGCCTTGGCCTCAGCGGCCTTCGGGGCGGGTTTTGGCGCCGGCTGGGCCTCCTTAGGCTTGGGGTTGTTGGCGCGATCAAAGGCCGCCTGAATGGCCTCCATGCGGCTCGGGGTGCGCTTCTCGGGCGCCTGCGGCGCCTGCGAGCCGATCGGGTGCGGACTACTCGGCTGGTTGACCTCGATCGGGGTCTCCTGCGGGGTCGAGGTCTGGGGCGTGCTTGATGGTGTCGCGGCAGGCGGCGCGACCGTTGTGTCGGTCATGATGATCTCCCTTTTTTACGGACGGCCTGTCCGCACGGCCCCAGCCTTAAACTGTTCAACTGCCTTGGCTATTGTCTCGCGCCGACGTTTTTTCACGAGCGGATTATCCGTCGATCGCGTCCGCGGCGGCAGCTTCTCATTGCCGACCTCGATCAGGCCGTTGGCTCGGCCGACCGCCCGGAAGGCGCTCTTGCTCTCATAGAAGCGGCCGTCGACCTGCTCGGTCGGCGGCATGATGTCGGAGATGATCTGCGGACACGGCAGTGCAGACCGTTGTGCAGTGCCGCGCACTTTTTGCACTCGCCAGCGGCCCGGCTCGAACTCCTCCAGCTCGACGCTCATGGCGGCGGCACCACGAACGTCACGGGAACACCGCCCGCGGCGACCTTGGTCACCGCGAGGCCATATTTCAGCGTGCCAACCGCGACCGCCTCGCTGACCGGCAGTCCCAGCTTCGGTGTGGTGGCCGACACGTCGACCACCGGGAGGCCGCCACCGGCGACCGTGATGACGGCTTTCGCCATTACCGCTTGCCCTTCTTGCCCTGCGGCTTCGGCTTGGTCCGCTTGCTCTGGCGGCTGGCGACGGGAATGTCCGCCTCCAGCAGCTCGAACTCGACCGCCTCGCTCTTGTAGCCGCCGTTGCTGACGGTGACCTCGACCACGCCCGCCTCGGCGTAATCGCCCGGCTTGATGGTGAAGGTCATCTCGCCCTCGTTGACGAACGAGCTAGACTGCACCTCGCCCTCGACCTCGATGTGGCTTTGCGGCGTGAAGCCTGAGCCTAGCACGCGCACCGTCAGATCCGGTGTGCCGAGCTCGACCTCATCGGGGTTGAGGCTGTCGATCTCCGGCGTCTCATACTCGGTGCCGATGCCGCCCGCGGCCCCACCAGCGCCCTGCCCGGCGCCGGGCGGGATCACTTGCGAGCCTTCCGGCTCGTTGATGCTGCCGGTTGCCCCTACCGCGTTCTGGACCTCCGGGTAGGCGCCCTGCGTCCGCTCGCCCAGCCGCCGCGGCTGGCTGCCCTGCATCTGCTGCTGCGCCGTCCCTTGGCCCTCGCGGTAATTCTGGTTGACGTGGCTGGGTTCGTTGATGCTCT